GCTTGAATGATCTTGAGTTTTGGATCACGGCCCACCATCCAAGCCGGAAGTAAGTATGAGGCAAACTCCGACTTAGTATGTCTTGGCGGCATGTTAACTATCAAACGAGTTATTTCGCCCGTAGCTAATTTATTAAATTTTTCTGCAATGTGTCTGTGATGGGACCCTTCAACAAATTCTGGCCATACACATTTTACAAAAGATAGAAAGTCGTCTTGAGCTTTATTCTGTATCTTTTTTTCTGCGTGCATGACTTGAAGTTTTCTGAAAGTCTTCCTCACGTCTGCAGGTAATTTACTTATGTCAACCTGATTCAAGTCCATGGTACCAAAATGTTTTTATCAGCTATGACTGTCTAAATCAAGCAATACAACCTAAAGTAGTGGGACCCCTTTTTGCAATTTAGGGGGGTGGGGGTCTTGTTTATATAGGGTATCTGGATTTGGCTGGGACCCCTCGGCGCTGCAAAGCGCCGAGGTTCGTGATTTAATGTGTCTTTTTTTTACGCAGTTCTAAATAATCTTTATACTCGGGGTGTTCTTTTACCATCTCCATAAGCGTAGGTAATATTAACAATGCCATAGCGTAGGACATTGCCTCGTCTCCGATTTGTTTAACGCAGAACTCTACTCTATTCTGAACGCTGTCCATGTTCTCAGCATTAGATACGAATAATGCTGTGTGTATTATCTCAGGCGTTAGATGTTTAGGAAACTTAATATCTCCTTTACTCCAATCTTTACCGAAGAACTTATTTTCTTTTGTCATATGTTTATCCTTTCTATGGTGTAATTGGTATCATTGTATTGAGCCTCGGTCAATGGAATTCGTTCCTGACTTACAGAATTATAAAACTCATAGTTGTAACCATGCTCGCCATGGTTCCACCAATATCGTCTGTTCTTGCGCCATGAGTTTTGTTCAGTTTGTTTTAATGGTTCTTTAATCTTGCCAAAGTGATTTAAGGCTTGCTCGCCAAACTTTTCGAACCAATCTCGCTCGCATATAGTTGAACATGCATTGCCGCCTAGATAATAAAACTCACTTCTTCTTCTGGTTTGTCTTACCTTGGCACCCTTAGGACCGCGTAAGCGGTCCTGAGTTTCGTAAGTATGACACAGCGGTCCTTGGCAAAGTTTCATAGTGCACCTCTACCATGAGGCAACATAAAGAAAAACTTTACTCCAAAAGTAATTGCAATTAATGAACCTATCCAAAAGTCAAAATGAATAGCTAGAACCACTCCAAGAAATATCATTGCAAAATGCAATGCAAAATAAATCGCTCTCAACATTATCTAACACTCCATTTCTTGGCAGTTCTATATCCCCATGCGTCTAAATCATAATAGACATAATATTCTTCGCCTTTCTTGTTTGTATCTATACGAGATTTCTCGTCATGCTTACCTCGTCTAGAGATATGTTTTTTATCTTTTTGAGAGTAATAAACTATTGTACCCTCGCCCTCGGTTGGTAATTGTTTTCTTTCTGCTGTCATATTTATATTTCCTTTCTGCCCTATCCTACAATAAGTAGGATAGGGTTGTCAATAGTTAATTTAAACTATTTTCTGCCTGTTGTTTTTCATATAACAATCTAGCTTTAATTTTATCCTTTCTATCAACATGTTTATTTTTCATGCCTTTTATTCTTTCAGCTAGATTTTTCGGATTGTAAATAACTAGCCCTGTACTATTAGTTCTAATTATTTCTGCGTCTGTAATATTTAAACCAAGTTCAGTACAAAGTTCTAATGCCTCGTCTAAATATTTATAACCTTTTAGACCAACTTTGATTTCTTTCATCTGGTCTAAAATACTTTTTATCCATTTATAATGCGCCATTACAAATTGACCTTTTTGTTGTTTCCAAGTAATTAAGAAATTAAATTCTTCTTCATTACAAGCAATAGACCTATCTCTACAATAATCACGACCAATTAAATCTAATTGATATTTTTCGTTCCATTGTTTTCCATAGCCATTGTCATCACTACCAAGATATTTATTATTGTTGTCTTTATACTTTGTCCAATGAGGGTTGCTATCTTTACCCTCTTGTTCAACATTTATATCTGGGTTGCAATCTTCTTGTGCTTTTAGTTCATCACGATACAAAGCATAACCATACTCGTTCTCGCCACGATTATAACTATCATTATTGTTCATGTCTAAAGAACCATTTAAACGAAAGTCAAAATGTTTTTCAATGGTACTCGGAACCATTTTGACATTGTTGTCATAATCTCGTTCTTCTTTCATGCCTTGATAGTGAAAATGGAAACAACTATCTTTTGCAATAGTCGAAACATTTTCAAACTTGTTTTGAAGATAATATGCTTTCGCAACATCATCATCAGTATAGTGTCGTCTAATGATAGTTTCAGCAACTTTCCATGCCTTATCATTAAGGTCAATTTGATCTGCTTTCATCTCGTCATATTTCTTTTTTTCTTGTGTATCTTCTTGTTCCAAGTGTACTCTCATACGATTAGCAATCTTGGCACGATACTCTTGATTTAGTCTTATTCTCATAAGTTTTCCTTTCTGTTAATAAAATGTTTTTATACTATTGACATTTATTGTCAAGGGATTATATAGGATATATTCCATTAAGCCACTTTTATGCCTCTGGTGGATACTGACGTGTTCCTGCTTCACGTCGATAAATATGAAGTAGAACCGTCTTTTTTGTAAGTTTTAGAGGGCACCTAAAGAAAAACTTTCAGGACAGACCCTGTATCACACCGCTTTATACGAGCCGTCTTTACAGGGTGCTGATCCCTGGTCCATTGATACCCGTGATTATTCCGTGGCTACGTTGATGGACCTGAGATCAGTCAACGCGCCGCCGCCGCTAGAACACAGGGACCCTGGCGTTGGCTGGTCTATAGAAAGATATTATGAAGAGAATTAAAAACAACGACCTGACTCACTATTTCCTTTCGGATCACGCGCAGCTGCCAGCGTCATATCTGGCCAGCTGCCGGAAATTCTTCGAAAGCCTAAAGCCCCAAGCCCCAAGCTCCGGAAGCCGCAAGCCGCAAGCTTCAAGCTTGACAACAGGTCCGGACTGTGTTATAGGATATTCAAGGAGAAAGAATAAATGAAAACAAATGAAGCTTTAAAAATTATAGGAGGCAGCCTAAGCAAGCCTTCAAAAATGCCTGGCTGGTCAATAGGCCTGCCGGCCAAAGAATGCAAAACAGGGTCCAAGCTCCGGAAGGTGCCAGGGTCGACCTGCTTTGACTGCTACGCGTTAAAAGGTTGTTACGTCTTCAAGGTTGTCCAGGACGCTCAATACCGCCGGCTGGCAGCTATCAAGCACCCTGACTGGGTCAAGGCTATGGCTCACCTGATCAATAGTAAAAAAGCAAATGTATTTAGATGGCACGACTCAGGAGATGTCCAAGATCTTGATCACCTAAACAAAATTTATGAAGTATGCAGGTTGACCCCGGACCGCAAGCACTGGATGCCAACGCGGGAGGCGTGGATTCAGAAGCACGAGCACCGGGCACCGGATAACTTAACAATAAGATTTTCCATGCCGATGGTAGACCAGGCACCAGCGGGAGGCTTTAACAACTATTCAACCGTGGTGAAGGCCGGCGCGACGTGTCCAGCTCCGAAGCAAGACAACGAATGCAGAGACTGCAGAAACTGCTGGAATAAAGAAATTAAAAATGTATCATATGGGATTCACTAATGGAATTTAGACACCCAAAATATTATAAAGAATTACGTAAGCTGCGTAATAAACTGGATCAGTCAATTAGCTTAAGTCCTGGCGACGGTCAGGTAGAGCGTTCGACTGGTCCGGGCCCCAAGCCCGAAGCCACAAGCTACAAGCTTCCTGGTCCAAGACCAATCTCAAATGCAAACAAAGGTTTAATCCACAAGCTGCAAGCTACAAGCAACAAGCCTCAAGCTCCAAGCTTAGAGAAGAAAGAGCCACAAGCCTCAAGCCCCAAGCAACAAGCTTCAAGCTCCAAGCCGCAAGCGTCAAGCTCCAAGATCTGAGAACCACGGAAAAGTTTCACGGCACTCGAACCAAGGTGCTGGACCATGATAAACGTGTTGG